CTATTCCAGCCTGCGCGCCGAGCTGGTCGAGTTCCGGCGCCGGGTCGAGCAGCTCCAGCACGGAGTGATCGCCCATCAGCTCTGCCGCCCGGTCTGGGCCCGCTGGATGGAGACGGCGGTGCTCGCGGGCGCGCTCGACCTGCCGGGCTATTCGTCAGCCCCGCGCCGCTACCGGGCGGTGCAGTGGATCCCGCCCCGATGGGAGTGGGTCGATCCCTTGAAGGACATCCAGGCGCAGGTGCTGGCGATGGAGGCCGGCATCACCTCGCGTCGCAAGGTGGTCGAGGCCACCGGCTACGACGTCGAGGAAGTGGACCGCGAGAACGCGACCGACGCCGCGCGGGTGGCGGCCCTTGGCCTGCGCTACCGCACCAGCCCGGGCGAGACGCAGGGGGCACGGGCGACGCCGGCGACGAAGCCGGACACGAGCGACGGCTCGGCGACGACCGGCCCGGACACCGAACAGGAGTGATGAGCCATGGCAAGCTGGTATGCGATCCGCGCCCGGGGAACCGGCGCGGAAGTGGTGATCTATGACGAGATCGGTGCGCATGGCGTGTCGGCCAAGGGGTTCCTCGCCGAGCTCGGCGCGCTGCCCGAAGGGGCGCCCATCGACCTGCGGCTGAACAGCCCGGGCGGGTCGGTCTTCGACGCGGTCGCGATCCACAATGCGATCAGGCGCCACGAAGGCACGGTCACGGTCTGGATCGACGGCATCGCCGCCTCGGCCGCCTCCTATGTCGCGATGGCGGGCGACGAGATCGTCATGCCCGAGAACGCCTTCCTGATGATCCACGACCCCGCCGGCCTCGTGATGGGCACGGCCGAGGACATGCGGGCGATGGCCGAGGCGCTCGACAAGGTGGGTGACAGCCTTGCCGCAGGCTATGCCGCGAAGTCCGGCCGGGCGGCGGACGAGATCGCGGCCCTGATGGCCGCCGAAACCTGGCTCGATGCGACCGAGGCGCTGGCCCTCGGCTTCGCCGACCGCATCGCCGAGCCGGTGCGGATCGCGGCCAGCTTCGACATCGGCCGGTTCCGCAACGCGCCGCCTGCTCTGGCGGATGCCGTCGCCGCGGAGCCCGAGGCTGACGACGCGCAGACGGCCGCCAACGCGCAATCGGCCGGGGACGCCGCCGACACGAATGAAACCGACAGCAACTCGGACAGTGAGGCGGAGGATCGCACGGAAGCGGACCTCGACGCCGCCCTCGCCCCCGACACCACAACGCCAGCGGGCAGCGACCCGGGCAAGAGCGGAGTATCGGCCGATACGACCGCGATCCGCGCGACGGCCATCGCCCATGCCCGCGCCGTCGTCGATCTCTGCCGCCTCGCGGGCCAGCCGCAGATGGCCGGCCGCTTTCTGGAAACTGATGCAGGCCTTGAGGAGGTCCGCGCCGCACTCCTGGCGGCGAAGGCCGAGGCCGAGCCGGAGATCGCCGCGCACCACCCGCAACCGGGCCGATCCTCGGCCGCCCGTCCCTGGGGCGAGATCGTCGCCCGCACCTTCCGCCCGAAAGGATGATCCCCGATGACCACGCTCACCGAAACCACCCATCCCGGCGGCTTCCTCGTCTGGGAAGCCTTCCGCGACTACACCCGCGAGACCGTGACCGTCGCAACAGGCACGCTCGAGCCCGGCACGGTGCTCGGCAGGATCACGGCGTCGGGCAAATACGCCGCCTTTGACCCCGCCGCCGTCGATGGCACCGAGACCGCCGTCGCCGTGCTCTGGGGCAAGGCCGACGCCTCGGGCGGCGATGCGCCCGCCGTCGCGCTGATCCGCGGCCCCGCCATCGTCAACCGCAACGACCTCGTCTTTGTTGGAACGCCGAGCGCCCCCGAGATCGCCGCGGCCCATGCCGCGCTGCTGGCGGCCGGCATCCTCGTCCGCTGAACCAACCCTGAAGGAGGCATCCTCATGGCCACCATGGCCATCTTCGAAGGCGATGCCTTCACCATCATCGAACTGACCCGGGCGCTGGAGAACATCCCGTTCAAGCCCGCGATCCTGTCGGGCGCGGGCTTATTCTCGCCCCGTGGCGTGCGCGCGCGCACCGTGGTGATCGAGAGCCGTGACGGCACCCTGTCGCTGATCCCGTTCTCGGAGCGCGGCTCGGCCCACGAGCAACAGGTGCCCGAGCGCCGCGAGACGCGCGCCTTCGTCTGCCGCCAGTTCAAGAAGCAGGACGTGCTCTGGGCCTCGGAAATCCAGGGCATCCGCGATTTCGGCTCGGAAAGCGCCACCCAGCAGGTGCAGAGCGAGGTCGCCCGCAAGCTCGGCCGCCTGCGCACCGATGCCGAGGGGACCTTCGAGTATCATCTCCTGAACGGCCTCCAGGGGGTGGTGAAGGACCCCAAGGACGGCGCGACGGTGATCAACTACTACACCGAGTTCGCGATCACCCCGGCGGCAGAGATCGACTTCGACCTCGACAACGCGACCCCGGCTTCCGGGGCGCTGCGCAAGCGCTGCCAGGCGCTGATCGAGAGCGTCGAGGACAGCATGGGCGGGCTCGCGGCCGGCGCGGTGCAGGTCCGCGCCGAATGCGGCTCGGCCTTCTTCGCCGATCTCGTGGCCCACAAGGAGGTGCGCGAGACCTATCTCAACACCGCCGCCGCCGCCGATCTGCGCGGGCGGGTGGCCGACGAGGTCAGCTTCGGCGGCATCACCTTCCGCCGCTACCGCGGCGGCGCGGGCTTCGGGGTGCCGACCGACAAGGCGTTCTTCTATCCCGAGGGCGTCGAGGGGCTGTTCGAGATCTATCACGCCCCGGCCGATACCTTCGAGACGGTCAACACGCTGGGCCTGCCGCTCTACGCCCGCACGATCCCCGACCGCGACCGCGACGAATGGGTGCGGCTCGAGATCGAGAGCAACCCGTTGCCGATCTGCACCCGCCCGCAGGTGTTGCGTTCCGCACGGCGGACGTAATGTCGGCCTTCGCCGCCGCCGTCGGCGCGCTCTTCGCCGATCCGAACATCGGCCGGGACGCGGTCTATATCGCCGACGGCGGCGCGCCCGTGCTGGTGCGCGTCGTCGCCCGGCGTGCCGACGCCGTCACCGACTTCGGCGATGCGCGGCTCTGGTCGGAAACCACCCGCATCGACCTGCGCGTGGCCGAGGTGTCGAGGCCGAGGCCGGGTGACCGGATCGAGATCGACGGCGACGCCTTCCTGATTCAGGGCGAGCCCGTCCGCGACCGCGAGCGGCTGGTCTGGACTGTGGATCTGCGTCCAGCATGAAACTGAAGCTCGACGTCGATCCCGACATCGTCGCGATGATGGCGGCGGAGGTCGCGGCGGGGGAACGCGCTGTGACGGCCGCCATGCGCGAAGCCGGGACCAGGCTGAAGACCGCATGGCGGTTGCAGATCACCGGCGCGGGGCTCGGCGCCCGGCTGGCCAACTCGATCCGGAGCCAGAACTTCCCGAGGTCGGGCGAAAGCCTCGATGCCGCGGCGCTCGTCTGGTCCAAGGCCCCGGTCATCGTCGGTGCCCACGACACCGGTCCGCTGATCCGGTCCAGGAACGGTTTCTGGCTGGCGATCCCGACCGAAGCGGCGGGCAAGTCCCTCCGTGGCGGCCGCATCACCCCCGGCGAGTGGGAGCGACGGCGCGGCCTGCGCCTGCGCTTCGTCTATCGCCGGACGGGCCCGAGCCTGCTGGTCGCCGAGGGGCGGCTGAACACGAAGGGCCAGACGGTGGTCTCCCGCTCGAAGACCGGGCGCGGAAACGTCACCGCGCCGATCTTCCTGCTGGTGCCGCAGGTGAAGTTGCCAAAGCGGCTGGACCTCGCGCGGGATGCCGCGCGGGCGCATGAGGCAGTGCCGGAACTGATCGTGGCGAACTGGGTGGAGGAGCGAATGGGGTGAATACACGCAGTGCAGCCGCTTGGTAGATGATCATTGTAGCCCTGTCAGTACCGGGACGCGACCAAGCGCAATCCATGCCCCGAGCAATCCAAAAAAGACGGACAGAATGTTGCCTAATAGAAAGACGTTGTACACCGCCCGTTCCTCACCGTGCCATCGCTGCCATTGGGCGGCTACTTTGATTGCAAGCCATACTCCGATCCATGTCGGGAAACCCAAGAGAATCGCTGTGGTATAAGAGGCACGCTCGCATATGCCTAAAGGAACAGTGAGTAGCCGAGCAGGTTTCCCCCCGCTTGGGAGGTCTTCGGCGACGTAAGGCCACGCGAGGCGATCGATTAACAGCCATAAGACCACCGCCCCGCCAACGGTGGAAACTAGAAAGCCAATAATGATTCGCAGAGGCTCCAGGGTTGAAAAGTCCATACGACGAGCTCCATGCTAATCAACATATTAGGATACAACGGAACGCGTCACAATATCAAGCGCTTGCGACGTACACGATGCCTGCCGTTTTCCTGTGATAGCGAAAAGCATGCCCACCCCCCGCGAAACCATCCTCACCGCCCTGCACACCCTCTTGCAGACGCTGCCCGCCACCGCCCTGCGCGGCGACGTGTTGCCCGAGCGCGTGCCGGCCGATGGTCTGCTGATCCTGCGCGACGGCGAGCCGGGGGAGCCGGAGGTCACCCTGTCGCCGCTGCGCTACCACTACCAGCACCGCGCCGAGGTCGAGGCGGTCGTGCAGGGCGCCGACCGTGACGCCGCCTTCGACACGCTCTGCGCCAGCATCGGCACCGCGCTCGCCGCCGACCGCACGCTTGGCGGCCTGTGCGACTGGATCGAGGCGCAGGCGCCGCGCCCCGTAGACCTGCCCGTCGAGGGCGCGGCCAGCCTGAAGGCCGCCGTCATCCCGGTCGTGCTCCACTATTCCACGGCCGACCAGCTGGCCTGACCCAACCGACCACAGGAGACGAACATGGCACGTGCCCTGGGGGCGCGGGCGCAGATGGCGCTCGCGTTCGAGACGACCTATGGAACGCCGCCCGTTGGCGGTTTCACCCGCATGCCCTTCGCCAGCACCTCGCTTGGCGCGGAGCAGCCGCTGCTGAACTCGGAGCTTCTCGGCTACGGCCGTGACCCGTTGGCGCCGATCAAGGACGCGGTGACGGCCGACGGCGATGTCGTGGTGCCGCTCGACGCCGAGGCGTTCGGCTTCTGGCTGAAGGCGGCGTTCGGTGCGCCGACGACCACGGGCGCCGAAGCCCCGTACAGCCATGAGTTCCAGTCGGGGTCCTGGACGCTACCCAGCATGTCGATCGAGACCGGCATGCCCGAGGTGCCGCGCTATGCGATGTACTCGGGCTGCGTGCTCGATCAGATCACCTGGCAGATGCAGCGCTCGGGCCTGCTGACCGCGACGGCGCGACTGGTGGCGCAGGGCGAGACGGTCGGCACGACCACCAGCGCCGGAACGCCCGCAGCGCTGGAGCTGAAGCGCTTCGGCCATTTCAACGGGGCGATCACCCGGAACGGGTCCGCGCTCGGCAACGTGGTTTCGGCCGAAATCACCTATGCCAACAACCTCGACCGGATCGAGACCATCCGGAGCGATGGCCGCATCGACGGCGCGGACCCCTCCATCGCGGCGCTGACCGGCCGGATCGAGGTGCGCTTCGCCGACCAGACGCTGGTGACGCAGGCGATCAATGGCGATCTGTCCGAGATCACCTTCGCCTATGCCCTGCCCTCGGGCGAGGCTTTCACCTTCACGGTGCACGCCGTCTATCTGCCGCGTCCCCGCATCGAGATCTCCGGGCCGCAGGGGGTGCAGGCAACCTTCGACTGGCAGGCGGCCCGCGACAACGTGCTCGGCCGGATGTGCACGGCAACCCTCGTCAACGATGTGGAGATTTACTGATGCTGAAGCTCGATCTCTTGAGCCAGCCACGCTGGCATGACCTGGCGCCGGGCGTGCGGGTGCAGCTCCGCCCGCTGACCACCGCGCTGATGGTGGCGACACGCAGCGATCCGACCGTTGAGGCGGTCCCCGAAGATGCCTCCGACGAGGAACGCGCCGTTGCCTTCGCCAAGGCCCTCGCGCGGCGGGCGGTGCTCGCCTGGGAGGGCGTCGGCGACGCGGACGGCAATCCCATCGATCCGAGCGCCGAGGCGGTCGACGCGCTGCTCGACCTCTGGCCCGTCTTCGAGGCCTTCCAGCTCACCTATGTCTCCAAGGGCCTGCTGCTGGAACAGGAAAAAAACGTCTCCGCGCCCTTGCCGAGTGGTCCTTCGGCGGGGGCGAGCGCTACTGCGAGGGTTGCGAACCCTGCGGAGCCTGCCAAGGGCCGTGCCCGGACTGCCCGGCGCGGCTGAACCGTCCGGAAACGCCGGAGGGTTGGCAGGTCTGGGATCTTGTCGGCCGCCTCGGCGGCCAGTTGCGCGTGCTCCCCGGCGTAGTGATCGGCTGGGACATGTCGGCAGCGCTGGCGCTCGGTGGCGCGCTCGGCGTGCCGCCTGCCGCCGCGGCCGAACTGCTGCCCGTCATCGAAGCGGTGATGGTGCGGGCCGCGAACGCAGAGATAGCCGGCATCGGTGCGGAGTGATGGCCAGCCTCGCGTCCCGCAGCGCTGTCTATGGCCTTCCTGTCGAGGCAGACCCTCAGGTAACAATCTTCCAGTACGAGTCCTTCCGGATCACCTTGCCATCCTGGAAGGTATAGAAGTCGCAGCCTCTGACGCGGACTTTCTCTCCGGCCGGCGTGGTACCTGTCAGAAGCCATTTGGACATGCCGGTGTTTCCGCAGGCGAAATTTTCGACTTCGCCGTAGTGGACGTCGGGCGTGCTCTCGAACCTCGTCATGAGCCCCCGCCGCACCTCGTCGCGGCCCACGTATCGGCTGCCGTGCGGTTCCGGGCCACGGGGAAGATCCAGACTGCACTGTTCCGCGAAGAAACCCATGATCGCATCAACGTCATGGGCGTTGAAGCCGGCCGCCAGCCCATCGAGTGCTGCCAGTATTCGGTGTTCGTCAGCCATGGCGATCCTCCGATTTCGCTCCGGCGATCATACACGATTGCCCGCATTAGCCACCGCAGAAACTGCGCATACCTCGAGCCCGATACAGGCCAACCACCGTCCATCCGGAACGACGCCCTCACTTCTCCCCTTGCAAAGAGACACCCATGGTTGAGAAACGGGTCAGCGTCCGCCTCGCGGCGGTCGGCGGACGGCA